GGCGGAGGTCCTCCTGCTGGAAATGAAAGTTTTGATTACGATGGAAGTAGTTGGACAGCGGGTGGTGATTTAACTACTGCTAGATTTGGTACAGGGGGTAATGGTATAGCAACTGCAGCTTTGTTTGCTTCAGGATCAGCTGTTACTTCTGAAGGTAATTTAGCAGCCACCGAAGAATATGACGGTTCATCTTTTGCTAATGGTGGAAATGTAAATACAGCAAGAAGAGGTGGTCAAAGTGCAGGAACACAAACTGCTGCTGTTTTTTTTACAGGTTATACGAGTACAACAACTACTAATACCGAAGAATATAATGGTTCAGCATGGACAAATGTTACTGCAGCAAATGTTGCTAGAGAAGGAGGATTAGGTGGAGGTACTTTACAGACTGCAGCTTTTATAGCAACTGGAAATCCTGGTACTTTAACAGAACATTATGATGGCACAACATGGGCAACAGCACCTAATGTTGCCACAGCAAGAGTTAAAGGTGCAGGCGCTGGAACACAAACAACAGGTTTAGGTTTTGGTGGCTATGCTCAATCAGTAGCTACAGAAGAATTTACAGGTGAGACACAAGCAGCATCAGCTAAAACAATTGACTTTGATTAATTAATAGTTATATTGTTTTTAAATGAAAGGACTAAATAATGACTAAAGAAAAAAGAAATATTAAAGAACTTATTGAAAAAGAAGCTCCCAATCTTAATAACATATTAGAACCAGAAGACGTATCAACTTTTAAAGCAATGACGGAAGAACTTCGTGATACGTGGACAAAGAAACAAATGTTTAGAACAGAAACAGAAATGTCTTTTTCTGTATTAAATGATGCAAAGTATCCAACTAAAGCTGCAAAGTATTGGCAATGTGTTAGAGAACAAAATGTATTTTTAGAAAACTTAATGACACTATCTTTTGATTTTCGAAGAACAGAAGTTAAAATTAAAAGACTACAAGAAAAATTAGATAACGAAGAAAACGAATTAAAGAGAGAATTACTACAAATTGATATAGATGAAAAAGTATATGGTAAAGCATCTATGCAATTAGTTGCTCGTGATAGAATGAGAGAAATTAAATTGTGGTCTAAATTTAAAAAACAATTTGACGATGGTTCGTTTGATACAAAAAACGTTAACACTCACCAATTAAATTCTTATCATTTAACAATGAGAAATAAAGCAGAGACCTTGACTCAAGGATCTTCGCAACCAGAAGTGTTTAATGTATTAGGTCAATTACAATCTATTCAAAGAATAAAGAAAGAAAATGGACAGATCGAAGCTACTAAAAAACCAATATTACCAGGGCTTACAGCCAAAGGATAAACAGTTATTTTTTTTAGTTGCAATGCCGAGGTCAGGTAACACCTTGTTTGCATCTATTATAAATCAAAATCCTAATGTAGTTTGCACTGCTAACTCTATTACATTAGAGGTAATGAAAGATTTACATTTGTTAAAACAAACAGATGTGTTTCAAAATTATCCAGATTATAAATCTTTAGATAATGTGCTCGATGCAGTCTATGACAATTACTACAAAGATTGGCCTCAACAATATATTATTGATCGTGGACCTGTAATGACACCAGGTAATTTTAAATTAATGCAAAAACATTATAAACGCCCTTTTAAATGTATTGTTATTGTAAGAGATTTAATGGATGTGTTAGCATCATATATAAAATGGTATACACAAAACCCTAATTCATTTGTTAATAAATTTGGTTGCAAAAATGATGATGAAAAATTATCTATGATTATGAATACTAAAGGAGCAGTAGCTAAAGATTTAGAAGCAATTAAAAACGCTTACAATTATCCTGACATTTGTAAATTTATTAAATATGATTATTTAGTATCTAACCCTGAACAATGTATTAATGAAGTATATAAATTTTTAAACATACCTTATTTTCAACATCAATTTACAAACTTGCAACAAATAAATATTAATGGTATATCTTATGACGACACCATAATTGGAAACAATATGCATAAAATAAAAACAGAAATAAAGAAAGAATACAACCCTTATATAGAAAAAATACCACAACGTATAAAAGAAAAATATGGACACATCAGATTTTAATTTTGTATTTTTAGGTCAATCTGTTTTAAAATATCAAGTGCCTCTTGATATATATACTATTATAAATGATATATATGAAAAACGTAAACATGAATTATATCCTGCTAATAGACAACTTGTAGGTAAGATAGAAAACGAACATTCTTTGTTTTTTGATGGTGCACCTAATAATAAAATGCAACCCCATAGACATTTACCAGATAATGTTATGTATTGGTTTAAAGAAAAATTTAAACATTATTTAGATTGGAATAAAATAACAGGTTACAATATGCATTTAAATTCTTGTTGGATTAATGAAATGAAAGAACATGAATATAATCCAGTGCACGTTCATCAAGGAACTTTGTACACAGGTTTATCATCAGTTATGATATTAAAATTACCTCAACAAACAGGAGTAGAGTATTCAGCAAAAGATAAACCTATGAATGGTAAATTACAAATAATGGGAAATTCTTCTGGTCAATTTTGTAATACAGATTATTCACCTAATACACAGGAAAGAGATTTTTATATATTTCCTTATGATATGAGGCATGCAGTTTATCCTTTTAATGGACCAGGGTTAAGAAGAACTTTATCTTTTAATTGTGATGTAGAATATAACCCAATAACAAATAGGAGTGCTTCGTGATAATAACAGAACCTAAATGGAAAAGTTGGATAGTTGAAACTACCACACCTTTATTTACTCCAGAACAATGTCAAAAAATTATTGATGCAGGTAGAAGACAAAAACCACAACAAGCACAAGTGGGTATGAATAAACCAAGTGGGGGTATTGATACTAAAAAAAGAACAACAACTATTAGTTGGTTACCTTTTAAAAAAATGGAACCCATGTATAATGATATTAATCAATTTATACAAAAAGCAAATAAAAACCATTTTGGATTTGGAGATATAAAAATTACAGAACAAGCACAGTTTACAGAATACCCTGAAGGAGGTTTTTATGATTGGCACATGGATACAGATGTTAACATGCAATACGAACCTCCAGTGCGAAAAATATCTATGACACTATTGTTGTCACCTGAAGATCAATTTGAAGGTGGTGATTTAGAACTTATGGCTCCAGGTAAAAGAGCAAATATAAAACAAGGACATGCAATAATATTTGCATCATTTTTAAATCATAGAGTTGCACCTGTAACTAAAGGCGTTAGACAATCACTTGTTATGTGGTTTGGTGGAGACCCATTTAAATGATTATAGAACAATTTTTTCCAACGTTTGTCTATGGTAAAGATGTAGAATTAGATAATAAACAATTAGCACAAGATATAACTAATTGGTCTAATCAAGATAAAGGTGTTAATAAAACAAATTACAAAGGTTGGCATTCAACAACAGACATGGCAGTTAAACCCGAGTATCAATTATTAATAACAGAATTAATAAGAATGCAACAAGAGATATATGAAAAAGAACATTTAGATAGATATGCAAAATTAGGTAATATGTGGGCTAATATAAATCCACCAGGAGGTATGAACCAATCACACATACACCCTAATGCATTATTTAGTGGTGTATATTATGTTAAATCAAATCCTAAAGCAGGACGACTTAAAATATATGATCCAAGACCAGGTGCACAATTTAATATGCCAGCAAGAAAACCAGGTAATCCTGGTCAACATTTGTGGAGAGATGCAAATATAGAACCAATACCAGGTAGAATTATAATGTTTCCCGCATGGTTGTGGCATTCAGTTGAAGAAAATAAATCAGATAACACAAGAATATCAGTAAGTTTTAATTTTATACAAGATGGCTTTTAATAAATATCAAATAATCAAAGGTGCAGTTAACTACGAGTTAGCTAACTTTATATATAATTATTTTCTTCTTAAACGTGATGCAGTTAAATATATGTATGACAACAATATACTTTACGACATAGGTTTACACGGCACATGGAAAGATGAACAAATTCCTAATACCTATTCTCATTATGCAGATAATGTAATGGAGACTTTATTAATGAAAGTATTACCTGTTATGCAACAAGAAACAGGTCTTGAACTAATACCTACATATTCATATGCTAGAGTATATAAAAATGGTGACATATTACATAAACATAAAGATAGACCTAGTTGTGAGATATCTACAACCATTCATTTAGGTGGTGACCCGTGGTCTATATTTGTAGAGGGTACGGAAGTCTTACTTGATGTAGGGGATATGTTAGTGTATAGTGGTTGCGAGTTAGAACATTGGAGAGAACCCTTTGAAGGAAACACTTGCGCTCAAGTATTTCTTCATTATAACCATGTAAATGGTCCTTTTGCTAAAGAAAATAGGTTTGACAAAAGGCCGATGTTAGGTATTCCTAAATAAGGAATATATAATATAATGGAGTTCTATGTTACAAAAAGTAAACTTTCAACCTGGGTTTAATAAACAAGTCACATCAACTGGCGGAGAAGGCCAATGGGTTGAAGGCGATAATGTTAGATTTAGATATGGTTATCCAGAAAAAATAGGAGGTTGGGCACAATTAGGTTCTACAAGTTTAACTGGTAGAAACACAGCAATACACCATTTTGTAAATGCTAGCGGTATTAAATTTGCAGCATTAGGAACTAATAGAATTTTATACGCTTATTCAGGTGGTATTTTTTATGACATCCATCCAATTAAAGCTACAACAACTTTAACTAGTGCATTTAGTACAACTAATGGATCAGCAGTTGCAACAATAACTTTTTCATCTGCACACAATATAAACAAAAGCGATGTAATATTATTAGATAACTTTACATCTATTACTAACTCTGGTTTTTTATCTGGTAGTTTTGATGATGTAAAATTTATGGTAACAGATATACCAACTGATACTACATTAACTATTACAATGCCCTCTAACGAGTCAGGATCTGGTGCAAGTACATCTGGAGGTATTAGAGTACAACATTATTATCCAGTAGGCCCTGCAGTTGAAGTTGCATCTACTGGTTGGGGTCTTGGATCATGGGGTGGTGTACAACAAGGACAATTTACGTCAACTCTTTCATCAGGTATAAATGCCAGTGTAACTTCTTTAACTATGGCAAGTTCATCTTCTTTTTCATCATCAGGTACAGTACAAATTGGTTCTGAATTAATTACTTACACTGGAAATAGTAGTGGTACATTATCTGGATTAACTAGAGGAGCTTCAGGTACAACAGCAGCAATTCACTCAAGTGGCGCAACCGTAACAGATGCATCAGGTTTTTTTGCATGGAACGCTGCAGCGTCTGGTGATATTGTAACAGATCCAGGACTATGGTCCTTGGACAATTTAGGTAATAGCCTAGTTGCAACAATATTTAATGGCGAAAGTTTTACATGGAATTCAGATGCAAATAACGCTACAAACACTAGAGCAGCTATTGCAACGGGTGCACCAACAGCATCACGGGATATGTTAGTATCAACACCTGATAGACACTTAATTTTTTTTGGAACAGAAACTACAATTGGAACTCCTTCAACTCAAGACGAAATGTTTATAAGATTTTCTTCTCAAGAAGATATTACAGATTATACACCTACAGCAACCAACAGTGCCGGTACACAAAGACTGGCTGATGGATCACGGATCGTGGGCGCACTAAGAGGTAGAAATGCTATTTACGTTTGGACTGATACTGCATTGTTTATTATGAGATTTGTTGGAGCACCATTTACATTTGCCTTTGAACAAGTTGGAACTAACTGTGGTTTGATTGGTAAGAATGCTTGTGTTGAAGTTGATGGTACAGCATACTGGATGTCAGAAAATGGTTTCTTTAAATATGGTGGACAACTAGAATCACTACCTTGTTTAGTTGAGGATCATGTGTTTGATGATATAAATACAATTCCTAAACAACACATTAATGCAGGTCTTAATAACTTGTTTGGTGAGATTAGTTGGTTCTATCCAAATTCTGGATCTAACGTGGTTAATAGAGTTGTTACTTACAATTATATAGAATCATCAAACGATAGACCTATATGGACTACAGGTACATTAGACAGAACAGCTTGGTCTGATTCTGCTGTGTTTGGTAAACCTCATGCATCACAGTATGATGCTAATACTAATGTTGGATCTACTAGTACAACTTATGTACAAGGTAATACAGATGGATCATCAATATATTATGAACATGAAAAAGGATTAGATCAAATTAAAGAAGGTGCAACAAGTGCAATAACTTCTAATATACAATCAGGAGATTTTGATATAGGTATGACAGAAGGAGGCACAGCAGATCTTAGAGGTGACGGAGAATTTATGATGAAAATAAGAAGAGTCATACCAGATTTTTTATCGCAAACAGGAGATGCAGTAGTCACTTTAAATTTAAAAGATTTCCCTAATGACACTGTAGCTAGTTCATCACTTGGACCGTTTACAGTTAACAGTAGCACACAAAAAATTGACACAAGAGCTAGAGCTAGATCAATATCTTTAAAAGTATCTAACACCAGCACCAGTCAGTTTTGGAAACTAGGTACATTTAGAATAGATATACAACCGGATGGTAGACGATAATGGCATTAACAATGGACCAATTAAATGCAGTATATAATGACATGAGTGTCTATGGAGATACGTATAAAAATTCAGTTGCTCCAATGGCAGTTAATACTAATGTTGCCAGTATACCGGATGTTGCACAAATAAATAACATACAACCTTATTTACCTATTATGAATCAAGGTGGTAACGATGGTGGGATTACTACAATTAATAATAGAATTGATTCTAATGACCCAACTTTTAGAGATCCTTTTAATGATATACTAGAAAACTATATACAAAAAAATGAAGTAAACCCAAACGAGTTTTTAGAAAAATATTCCGATGACATGTTTAACGTACAAGAAACTAAATCAAAAGGAATAGGCATACAAAGTTTAGTAGATCTTTATAAAAAATACTCACCAATGGGTATGGTTTATAGAGCAGGTAATAATATAGTTACAAATACTCAAAAATATTTTGCAGATAAAAAAGAAGATCAAAGATTATTTGAAATACGAGAAGCAAAAAAAGCTAGAGAACTTAAAATAGCAC